GGTAAGGCAGTACTTCACGATATGATGAAGACTAATGGGATGTTCGCATCTACGTTTAATGAAAATCCATATACAATGGCATACCTAGAAGGAAGAAGATCATTCGTATCTGACCTACTAGCTCTACTTGGAAAAGATACTAATCAAATCTACAAAGCGATGAAAGAACAAGAAGAAATAGAAAAAATGTATTAGCCTCAATTCCGAGGCAGCTAATCTTTCAGGAGGCAATTAGCATGTCAGATAACACACTATTGGGTGACGTTCCGTTAACCCCACCAGCAGACCAAACAGTTATTCCCGTAGCAGATGCACCAGTAGCACAGCCTAGCAATATGCCAGACTGGTTAAAGGGAGTGGATCCAGAAATCGCAGGAGATCCTTCTCTTAAGGTTTTTAACAATCCTCAAGATCTAATCAAGTCGTATGTTCATGCACAGAAAATGCTTGGTAAGGACAAGGCCGTACTTCCAGGGAAAAACTCTACTGACCAAGACTGGAAACAGTTCTATCAGAAGATCGGTCTTCCAGCTGAGATGGACCAATATCAGATTAACAAGGGTGAAAAATACGTTGTCCAGGATGAGGTCATGGCAGAGTTTAAGAAACTAGCTTTCGATGCTAACATGTTACCTGGTCAAGCTCAAAAGGTTATGGATTGGTTCAATGAGAAAGCAGCTAGTGGAATGAATGCTTCATCTACCCAACAAGAGCAAGCTTTAACTTCAGGATGGGAAGAGCTTGGTAAAGAATGGGGTAATGGTTTTGATAAGAACATGGCATCTGCAAAATCTGTAATTAAGGAATTTGGGGATGAGAGTTTTGTGAACTACCTCAATGAATCAGGACTTGGAGATGACCCAAAACTAGCTAGATTCCTAGCGAGCATTGGGCAAAACTTGCGGGAAGACTCATTTAAAGATGATGCTATCTCTCATTTTGGAATGACTCCAGCAGAGGCAAAATCTACCTACCATAAGATTATTGGTGATGCGAATCACCCATATAGAAATAGTCAGCACCCTGACCATAAGGCAGCCGTTATGGAAGTAAATAAATTATTTGAACAAATGTAATTTTTTCTTGACACGAATCGTTCTCACGGATTACCATAGACTTACAGCTAGGTCGTGGTAATTCGTAAGAACCATGTTTCAGACCTAACTTAGAAACAGTCCTATCGGGTAGCCGTTTCAATATTCCACCAAATTATTAACTTCTCTAAAGGAGACTTGTATGTCAGTTCAAATTACTACAGCTATGGTGAATCAGTTCAGTGCGAACGTATTCCACCTTTCACAACAAAAAGCTTCAAGATTGCGCGGACTAGTTCGTGTAGAATCTCAAAACGCTGAATCAGCTTTCTATGACCGTATCGGTGCAGTAGAAGCTAAATCAAAAAACACACGTCACTCTGATGTTGAGTTCTCAGACACTCCACACTCAAGACGTAAAGTATCAATGGCAGATTTTTACTATGCTGACCTTGTTGATAAAGAAGATAAGTTAAGACTTCTTCAAGATCCAGAAAGTGAATACTCAAAAGCTGCTTATATGACTCTTGGTAGAAAAATGGATGATATCATCATCGCAGGTCTACTTGGAAACGCATACGGTGGAAAAGAAGGAGCTACAGTAATCGCTCTTCCAAACAGCCAAAAAATCGCTGCTTTCGATGGTACTGCTACTACTGGTAGAAAGTTAAACCTTAAAACTCTTAAGGCCATCAAAAAGAAATTCACTAAAGCAGAAGCACTAGATATGGACAGCGACCTGATCCACATCGCAGTTACTTCGGAGCAAATCGAGTCTTTACTTGATGAAACTGAATTAACTTCAGCTGACTTCAACAACGTAAGAGCTTTAGTTTCTGGAACAATTGATACATTCTACGGTTTCAAATTCCACAGAATTGAAAGACTTCCAACTAACCTTGGAACTTACACATACAACAAAGACACTGGTGTTGTTGGTACAGGATCTCAGACTTTTGCAGCTAACTCTAAATCAATGATTGCATGGGTTCCATCTGCTCTAGTACTTGCTATGGGTGCAGACGTTACAGGAAGAATCGACGAAAGAGCTGATAAGCATTATGCTAAACAAGTCTACGCTTCAATGACTCTTGGGGCAGCTCGCCTTGAAGAAGAAAAAGTTGTCGAAGTAATTTGCCAAGAGTAATTAAAACAAATGGGGCTTAACGGCCCCTTAAATTAGGAGTTAAAATGGCTACAGTATACGGTGTTAATAACACAAAAAAATACATTACAGTTCCAATGGAAAAAGTTGCAGCTAAAGAAGACAGCGGTAAAGTTAGAGTTTCTTACGATTCTTATGCTTTCCCAGCTAACATCTTTGCTTCAGGTGATTCAATTGAATTAATGAAACTTCCAGCAGGAGCTAAAGTTGTAAACGCTATCGTAAAAGCGCCTTCTTTAGGGACTACAGGAATTTTCGACCTTGGTTACAAAGCCAATGGTGTTGACGTTGCTGATTTAGATGGTTTCGTTCTAGCTGCTGACGCAGGCGGACAAGCTGCATTTAAAGTAATGGGAACAGAAGCAGGATCGTTTAAAGAGTTTTCGGTAGAAACACAAGTTGTGTTAACTTCTACTGAAGCTACTACGGCGGCCCTAGCTCTAGTAATTGAAGTTGCAGTATTCTACGTTCTTGAGTAAAATATAGGGGAGCGTAAAAACTCCCCTTAATTTTTCCAGGAATAGAGATGGCTTCTAAAGTAGATATTTGTAATAGTGCTCTTAGAAAACTTGGTGTTGAAAGAATCAACTCACTGACTGAGGATAATAGTCGTGCTAAGGTTTGTAATGATCGTTATGATATTTTACGTGATGAGATGCTTCGCTCTCACCCTTGGAAGTTCGCTATCAAGCGGACAACCGCTGCGGCTATCACCGCTGTACCTTTGTTTGACTGGGAAAAACAGTACCAGTTGCCTTCAGATTGTCTCCGAGTCCTAAGAGTAAACGACGATTATACGAAGTGGTCNCAAGAGGGCGACAANATNCTNTCCAATGANACTAGTTGTAAAATAAAATATATTTCCCGNGTGGAAGAAGCTNTATTTGATTCTTCTTTCGTAGAAGTACTAGCATTTAGGCTTGCCGTTGATATGTGTTTCTCTATTACTCAAAACGTATCTAGAGAACAGACCCTTCAAGCACAGTACGCAGTCTTCCTAGCAGATGCTAGATCATTCTCAGCTCAGACAGCCAACCAAGACGAATATAGAATTGATAGTTATATTGATGTGAGGTACTAAATGGCCCGTCAAAACTATCACCAGGCCGCATTTAAAAACGGCATGATTTCCAAAAAGCTATACGGAAGAACTGATATAGCTGAGTACGCGTATGCCGTTAAGGATATGCATAACTTCCTACCTGCCCCAATGGGAGGAGTCTTTTCAAGACCAGGAACAGTTACCCAAACATATATGGACCAAGACTGTGCAGTAATCCCGTGGGAGAGATCTGATGGAAATTACTTTATTGTATTCAAGCAGAAAGTTTTTAACTATAGTGATTTTTGTTTTGTAGTTTATGACTCTAGTTGGGTAGCTCTCTCAAATACTGAAGGATTCAGCGATGGTCTTGCAACAGGGCAACTTCAAAATAGAGATGGGACTTTCACAGGACTTCCAACTCATAAAAGCTTAATCGCACATCAAACTAATAGTGGTGCTGATTTTGAAACTTTAAATCTAGATGGATTCCAATACACTACTTTTAATAATTCATTAATAGTTTCTCACACATCTGGAGAAATACCTCCATTAGTTTTCTCTGTAACATCCCCAGGATTTCTAAGAATTGAACACTTCCAATTTTCAGGGGAACTGCCTACAGAAACAACGAATACATCTGGTCAATACTACAGCGCAATTGATATGGCCTTTGGGTATCACTCAACTCCATATCTAACGAATAAAGATACGACTCACCTTCTTCCCTCCGTGACAATTGGGACGGCTGGTGCTTTTACATCTACCTATGTAACCGGAACACTAACAGCATACGAAGGAAATACAGCTACAACAAAAGCATTTTTCACAGATGCAATGAAGTGGACATTTATCGTGCTAAACCAAGGAAATGTTGAGGGAGTTTATTTCATCACGGCCATAACTAGCACATCAGTCGCTCAAGTAACTTGTGTAGTTTACGGGCTAGATACGACTACAAAATCTAGAAACTTCAAGAGACAATTGTTTGCATACGACTTAGGTTTCCCTAAGCTAGTCAGCTCGTTCAATAACCGCCTTTGTTTTGCCAATACAAAAGAAAAACCAGCATGGTTCTTTGCAAGTGCAACAAATAATTTTAGAGAGATTATAGGATTCAGACTTTTTCAATTAATAGCAGGACTTCCGTTAACAGAAAAAGACTCTTTTGAATTCCNCCTAACCTCCCAAGTATTCAGTGAAGTTAGATGGATTGCTCAACAAAATGATGTTTTAATGGGAGCAAGTTCTGGGGAATATTCCGTAACGGCAGAAAGTGGTGTTATTTCAGCAGTAAATATTTCAATCAATGCTGAATCAAGTATTGGGGGGTCTAATGTTTCACCTATTAAAAACTCAGAAGCTATCTTCTTTGTTACTGCAGATGGGAAATCAATTAGACAAGTTCAATATAATTTCGATGTGCGTGGGTATAGATCTAAGAATATCTCAATCCTAAATGATGACATTATACACAAGTTAAGATCTAACCAAACATTTGAATCCATTGCCTCAGTTAAGATTGTAAAACTCGCTTGGCAGGAATCTAACAGATGTCTATGGGTATTAACGAATACAGACAATCTTTTTTCAGTAACGCTAGAGCCTTCAAGTGAAACTACTGCGTGGGCAATGCACACTATTGGAGACGAAGATGCCGTAAAAGATATCTTTACATTCCAATCGGAAGACTTGGGTAGAAGCATTCTAGGATTAGTCGTACAAAGGGCAGCCGGAGTTTTCATAGAATACATGGCACCTGAATATCTTAATGATGTTTTAGAAATAAATTCATTAAATATTGGGGACCAACCAGTATTCATGGACGGATGTTGCTTGATAAGTTTAGATCCAACATCTCCATCGGTGGACATTGCCATAGCAAACTTTTCAAGCGGGATACTAATTCCCTCAAATGTTCCAGACTTTATTGGGTTTCCTCAAAGATTCACGACAGGCAAAAAAGTTGTAATGTCCTCTGTAGTATCACCTGATGCAACAGTATTTGACGGGGCAGAACTATATCTTTATATCAAGCACTGGGGTTACGGTATTCCTTCGGTATATCTTTGTACTTCTCTAGCAAATGCATTGGCCGGAATATCGTATGTTCCAGCAGGAGTTCCAAGCGGAACCATGACTGACGCAGAACCAAGCGCCACATACGCTAAATTTGGATCATTTATACATCTAGCAGGTAAAACAGTAGACGTAATTGCAGACGGTATTCTAAGAGAAGCTTTAGTTGTGGATGCAAATGGTATCCTAACTCTTCCNGTAGCNGCATCTAAGATCACCCTAGGCTTCAGATANNCTGCCCGNTTAGAAACTATNACCCCNGAAGTAAATACNCGTGAGGGGTCATCTCAGGGCTCTATAATGCGAGCTAGAAAAGCATACGTTAGGTACTATAAATCTAGAACTGGAAGCATTGGATCTAGAGAAGGAAACCTTGAGCCTTTAGTTTTCCCTGAAGTTCCTTTCACAGGAGCTATGGAAACATTTGTCGATAGCACAACAGANAGAGAATACAGTATAATTTTAAAGAAAGAAAAATCACTTCCCTTAAATGTAATGAGCATTACGTTTAGGGGAGATGTTGAGTAGGGGTTAATATGGATCCATTTACAGCAGCTATGTTGGTCGGTACTGCCCTTCAGATGTACGGAAACTATAAATCCAATATGGATGAAGCCGCAGCAGAAGCAGAAAATGAGATGTGGATGCGTGAACAAGCTGCGTGGATTGAAAAATCTACTCAAAGAGAGCTTGGTATTTATGACAGAGAATCTAAAAACCAGATGGCCTCTATGGAAAATGCCTTTGCTAAGTCTGGAATTTCGATGGAAGGATCTGCTCTTGCCGTTCGTCAACAAGAAGAACTAATGCGCTTAAATGAACTCGATGCCATTCGTGACCAAGGAAATATGCAATTACGTGAAGCCTACTTAAAGATAGGAGCTTCGGGTAAAAAGCAAGCCGCTCTAACAAGTACTTTTGGGAACTTCACCCAAGGTGCAGCAATTGGTATTTCAGGGGCTTCGGCTGCCCGATCTAGCTATATGTCTGAAAAAAACTACGCAGCTAATAAGTAAGGATAATTTATGCCAGTAATACCAGGACTTCGTGAGTCTCAAAGATTAAGTCAGGGTGG